CATCATTATACTTTAAGAATATGCTCTCAGAATTTAAGAGTAAATATAATTTAAGCTCAATAATACCTTTCATGGAATTGGCTATTAGATTTAAAGAGTATAAATTTTCTTCTGATTATAGATTAAATATGAAAGAATACCTTAGAATTGCAAAGTCAATGATGTCACTAGAGTTAGCACAATGTGCCAAGAGAGAGTACTCAGATATGAATAAAATTGTAGATAGAGTGATAATAAATGATAGTGTATCATTCATCAACCGTGTTAGAGCCAAACTATCGCAGAAAGCATCTAGTAATAGTAACAAATTTGATTATAGTGATGAGAAAACTGATGACCCTGATGTGCTAAAATTAATCAATGGCACAGTTTTTATACGTGATAAGAAGGAAGATAGGTCCTTTGTACTAGTTAGCACAGGCTATTTTGTATTACTAGCAGATCTTGTTAGTGGGAATTACTCTATAGGCCCAGCCGAATATTGGAATCAGTTCTTTACAATGTTAGAAATAACATGTAATTTACAATTTATGAGGAACTGTACTGATTACGAAAAATACTGGGCCTTCTTTGATTTTGTCTATTCCTTGGATGAAAAAGGACATAGATATGAGAAGCTCGTAAACATAATGAAGACTCTAGAAACAGCAATGATTATGAGAGTTGATACTGCATGTATAGATAAGGTTGTGTGGAGCCCAATACTAGCTATGCTGAATGAGTTGTATCAGCTTTACTATAATAAGTCGCCAAACAAACAATTACTTAGAGAACTAGCTTTGATATATATTGGTGTTAAACCCACTTCAGACATTCTGGCTGAATTAAGAGAATTTTTGCAAATTTGTTCAAAATATCAGGGCCTTGATGCATTAGAATTATCTTCTTTACATAAATATTATTGTTTTCAGATAGTTAATGAGGAAGCCGGCGTTATGAAGTACATCAAGAGGACGTGTACAAGAAGACCTGTGAATGAAAATTCAATTGATTTATTACTTATGTCTTTCCGCAGAATGTTTATCACGGGATTTATGAAGAAACATAATAAGTTGCCTAACTTCAGAGCTCCCCCTAAGAAACAAGCTGAATTGTCTTCTAAAGTTGGTAGAAGTAGCAGCCAACTTATAAAAGACTTACCTCTTGAATTTTTTTCTGACATTGAACTCCTTCACTCAATAGATAGTAGTGTACCAACTGATAAAATGCATTATGCAAAGGACAAGTCAGCATACGACCCTGGTAAACCACTTGGTACTAAGAACACAGTGAATGAAATTTATGCTACAATAACTGACACAGGTAAAATGGAAGACTGCCAACTCCAAGGCCATTCAGTTGTGGATCTTGAACCAAGCCATATAATTCTCAAGACAAATGAGTACATTAGTACCTCACAATATACAGTAAAGTTAGCAGGTAAGGAAAAAGAGCAGAAATTAGAGCAGAGACTCTTTGGAATAGCTGATCTAAATCTTAAGGTGGGTCTTTCAATCTTTACTGAACAAACTAAGAAAGTTCTGAATTATATAGAGGGCAACCTTATGACCCCTGACAACAGGGAAAGGAATGAGATGCTCC